TCTAATAAACTCAAGCTGCATCTCCCTCTTTGATAAAGACACCATGACTGTTCATGTGCCCCTTACGATCTTTAATATCATTGTACGCTACCTTCAGGCATTGCTCTAGGGTAGTGTCATTCATAATGGCTAAGGTGTTCAACACTACCAAGCAGTCACCGATATCATCTGTAGTATCACGCTGCTTGGCTATGTTATCCCCTAGCTCTCCTATCTCTGACACAAGTTTAGCAAACTGTGCAAGAGGTGTACTGTTGTTAATTATACCACGGTTCATAGACCATAGGCTGATCAGGTGTATTATTTCATCACTCATCTATAGAATGCCCCGCAGTAATTACAACAGACTTAAATACTTCAATCATGTACACAAGCTCTTTTACATCTAGAGAAGTAGTTGACTTAGCATTCAACATACCCTCATCGTCCCAGCCAAGGATCAGCACGTCCTTGTAACTTCCCTTGGCATCCTCTAAAACCTCATCAGCCGTAGCGTCTTCAGGCATTAAGTTAATTATGTTACTCATTAAAATGTGTCTCCAACACGATAAGCTTGTCCTCAGACTCAGCCATCTTTTGAACTAACGTATCCATAGTCTCAATCAAGTTACCATGCTCACCTACAGCTACAGGGTTGTCCAGATAGTTCTGAATCTCTTCCTTATAGACAGCTATCTCAGCCTTGTAAAGCTTCATAAGCGCGTTAATCTTCGGGTCTATCACGGTAACCGTCCTCCAGTAATACTTTATATTTGTTTAGGTACTCCTTGTAACTCAAGGGTGCCTCTTGTTGTTTGATTTTATCATTCATATAACTAGACCACATCTGCATACAGTAGCTGCTGAACAACATAATCTTGTCATCTTGTTCCTTGTAGTATAGCAGATAGTCAGGCCAGTTGGTGTACTTTTTTAACTCAGGTATATAGAACTGTGCTCTGTATGCTGGGTGCTCTTTTGTCATGCCATCTTGCACTCACATATATGTAGTGATCCATAGATACCACATACTTTTAATTCGTGTTTGGCACATTTAACTTGGTCTGGCTTCATGTTTTTCCACTTATCGCCGCCCTCTGATGTAGAAGCACAACCAGACAACAGTAAAAACGTAACAGCTAATATAGTTTTAACCTTCACAGCTTAGGCACTCCTCTTCTAAGTTAATTCTAGGGATTTTGATGTTAACATTCTCTGTATTTCTAGCCGCTGTAGTTCGCAAGTAATACATAGATTTGAGTTTGTTAGCTCCCGTCCAATGTACATGATTAACATACTCCAGATACTCATCGTGTACCTCCTGTGGTGCTGTAGCCGGGGGTGGCTCAAAGAATAAGTTTACTGACTGTGCTTGGCAGACGTACTTCTGTCTTTGGTAGGCGTGTTCAATGACCCAAATTTGGTTAAGTTCAGGTGCTGTCTTGAAAACTTCTTTCTCTTCTTCCGATAGTTCCGGTAAGTCTTTAACAGAGCCTTCAGCAGCAGCAATATCTTTCCACGTTCTTTCGGTGTTGGCATCTTTCTCTTCAAGTAGTTTCTCCAAGTATTTGTTTTTAACTTTGTACGAGCCTGTTAAAGTTTTGTGCGTAAATACGTTAGCCCTTGTAGGCTCAATAGAAGGACTTGTTCCACCGCATATAATACTACTACTAGCATTAGGGGCAATAGCAAGGAGATGGGAATTACGACGGCCACTACCAGCCATGTCAGGAGCCTCCCCACGGTTTCTAGCCAGACTTCTGGAAGCCACCTCAGATCTTTCTTTGATTGTCTTAAACGCTCTATTGTTGAAGCTGGAGGCGTACATTCCTTCAAAAGGGATTCCATTACGTTGAAGGTAACTATGAAAACCCATCGCTCCAAGACCAACCGCACGTTCTCTATATGCACTGTAAGCGGCTTTTGCAAAGCCTGTTTTATCTTCTTGAACATACTCATTAAAATCCTCAAAGGTATCGTCTTCCTGCCAAATATGTTCTCCATGTGTAGCATTATAAATGAAGTGCTCAATCACATTGTCAAGCATTGTAATTAGGTCACTGATAAACTGTTCATCGTCCTTCCACTCATCAAAGTATTCTAGGTTAACACTGGACAAGCAGCACACTGCTGTTCGGTCTTCACTGGTTGGTAAGGTAATCTCAGAGCATAGGTTACTCTGACGTACCTCCAGACCCATGTCCTTCTGCGGCTGTGGTAGAGCCTCATTACAGCGGTCTAGGTTAACAATGTATGGTTCACCTGTCTCTGCTCTGGTGTGTACTAGCTGCCACCACAAGTCCCTAGCGGAGACAGTCTTGATAGCCTGCTTGGACTTAGGGTCAATCAGCCTCCACTGATCATCACTCCTAACAGCCTCAAGGAACTCATCAGTTACTGTAATTCCATTGTGTAAGTTAAGGCACTTACGATTAAGATCACCGCCAGTAGTCTTCCGCATAGCGATGAACTCTTCAACTTCTGGGTGAGTGATGTCCATGTAGGCCGCATAAGATCCTCTCCGTGTTACGCCTTGATTGAAGGCGAGCATCTGACTGTCTACGACATGCATGAAAGGTATGCTACCAGTAGACTGACTACCGTTAGCAGTTGAAACGCCATTACTTCTAACAGCACCCCAATATCCACCCAAGCCTCCACCTCCACTTGCAAGCCATATGTTCTCATCATAGTGATCAGATAGCCCACGCCTTGAATCAGGAACATAATTGAGAAAACAGCTAATAGGTAAGCCGCGAGTGGTTCCTCCGTTACTAAGAATAGGAGTGCTAAAACCGAACCAGCCCTTGCTTGCGTAGTCATAAAGCCGCTGTGCAAGATTGTAGTCAGTATGTCCTTGATACGTTGCACCATAGACGGACGCTCTGGCGAAGGCTTCTTGTGCATGTGTCTCATCCTCCCAGAAGTAACGATCTTTTAAAGTTTCTAAAGAAAAATTATTCAGCGTTTCTTCACGATCATAATCAATCTGAATCCCTAAATAATCCTGTATGCCAATCTTTGATGTCATCCAAATCATCCTTCTCTGTTAACTGGGCCTGTCTGTAGCCCTTGGTTCTTGCTTTACTTTTAGATTTCTTTTTCTTCTGAAACCTTTCAACTCTCTCTGCTTTCCTATCCCAACTTGTCACCCGGATGCTCCAACATGTAGTTAATCAACCGCTCTTCATACCAACGGGCCTTGCGAAGATCTTCAATAGGTTTCTTTTTGTATCTAAAGCGCCACTGATATTTAAGGGCGTTACCTCTTAGGTAGCCTATGTACTCATCGTGGGTGAGCATACCTTGGATAGCATCAATACATTCCATACCACCATTGTTGTAATGCTCTGGCTTGTGTACAGGATCAAACTTATAATCTCCATATAGAGGATGTTCATTAGGTGCATCATCTCTGTCTTTAATAGTTTTAAAACCCATCCTGTTCCACTCCTCTGGTGTTATGTTATCAATGCTCATTGCATCTCCAAGTTAATCTTGTCATTGCGTTTCTTAAACTCTTCAGTATCTCTAGCAGACTTATCAATCCAACTGTCTGGGATACTGTCCTCACTAAACCATCTGAATCCATTCGCTGTAGCCCACTCACCGTGTGATCTTTTAGTGCCATCCTTACGGCGCTTGGCTCCCGGCATAGGGGCTGATGGGTTAGCAAACAAGAATACCAGTTCAGTGTTCTTAGGAAGTATCTTCTTTACCCAGACATACTTGTTGTACTCTTGGAAGTCCCAGAACCTACCCTTAGATTCAAGAAGGATCTTCTTCCTACCTATCTTTCTAACAAAGTCAGGCTCGTACTTATGCTCAATAACATATGAAACATAATCTGTATGGTGCTCCCAATCTTTTAGGATTGATTCATGTAACACCATCTCCCAGATAGAGTCATACTTGTTGCCGTCTTTCTTTACAAGCTTTGGACGGGGTACTCTAGGCTTGCGCCAGCCACTGACAGCTTTCTTTTTAGTACTCATCAGCCACCTGCTGGCTTTTTGCAAGAGCCTCTAAGTCAGTCATAGTGATACTCTCAACAGAGATACCACGTCTTACAAGCTTCTTAATACCTTTGCGTACCCACCTAGGGCTGTAAAAGCTAAGGCGTAGCTGTTTATCTGCATAGAAGTAGTTTTCTTCTGGAAGATATTGATGTAAATTTTTTACATTTACTTTGTCATGGTCACTCTCTGGTATGAGAGTCTTTAACCACTCTAGAAGTAATAGATCGGAATGCCTGCTGATTT